AATTGGCAATACCATACAAACGTAGCAGCAACATCTATTCCAACCATTACAGAGCCTTTGGACGATCCAAATGATGATAACATTATTGCTACAACAGATTTAGTGTTTCAAACAAATGCAGATAATCAAATATTTTATAAATCACCAAGACCAGAAAGATATGAGCGTTGTAGATTTTTAAATAATATTATTTTAATTCGTGGAGATGATGCTGATTTAACAATTGATTCATCTACTGGTTCTTCAGAAGGGCATTTTGTAATTGAGCCTGGATCTAATCATATTCATTTAACTGGTGCTGATGTTAATTTTACAAGAAATTCTCCTATTGATGAATTAAGATTTGCATTTTCTCTTGTTAGTAAAGATGGAGATTCTTCAGCAGTTCCAGACACCGTTAGAATTTTAATTGATTTTGCTAGTACAGATGCAGAAAGTCCAAGCGAGTTTGCAAGATTTGAAGTAGATTTAGAAAATGGTAGCGGTACTGGTGGAACATATGATTTTTCAACTAATAGATATTTTGTAGTGTCTAAACAACTACAAGAGTTATATCAAACACAAGGATTTACATGGAATGCTGTTACAGTAGTAAAAATATATGCTTCTGTACTTGTAGCAGATGTGCCTTCAGATGATTATTATATTGCCTTAGATGCGCTACGTTTAGAAAATATTGCAACCACAAATCCACTATATGGATTAACAGGATATTCTGTTATTAAAAATGCAGGGGCAGAAACAATTGTTAAGTCTCCCAATACTAGTAATTATATTGAATTTAGATTTTCTGTTGGAGTAACATAATGGCTACTCAGCAAACTATTAAAAAGTTTATTACGCCAGTTACAGATTTGCCAGCCATTAATGCAAATACCGAAGGGTATTCTGTAAGATATAGAGTTGTATCATCTGATAAAAACAGAACATCTCATTGGTCACCAGTATATTTATTAGAGCCAGGATTTACATTTGTACCTGGAACAATTGCTTTTAATAAATCTGGAAGTATTGCATCTATTGTATGGGATGCTGTAGAAGTCACCAAAATTGAAGGTGTAAACACATATTCAATTACAAAAACACATGAATATGATATTTGGGTTAGATGGGATCGTGGTGGATCAGATGGTGATTGGCTATATAAAGAAAGAATTGATACAACATCTCTTTCAATGCCAATTCCTAATTCATGGACAATAAATGGAGTTGTTCAACCAACATCACCAAATAGAATGAGTGTTGAAATATATTTAAAGGGTGAGCCAGTTGAAAGAGCAGATGGTCCTGTTGGTACACCATTTTTAAAGGTTTATGTTTTAACAAATGAAACAGTCTAGTGATATAATGGAGAGATAATGGCAAAAGTACCACTACCAGAACGAGGACAGCCTTTAGATGTAACATACATCTATCAGTTGGCTGATACTATTAATGATATTTCTACGCAGGTTTCTTCTGCTACATATAACTATACAACCGTAGATACAGTAAGTGCTGGAAAACAAAGCATAAAGACATCAGAGGCTAGAGTAATTGGAGGGTATGTAGAAGTTGCTAATAACTCTACAGTTAGCGCTGGAAACGAAAAAACATTTTCATACGATTTCCCTTCAGACTTTAAATATGCTCCAATTGCAACAGCAACAGCAGTTAATATTGGAAATACCCCAGCAGGACAAAATGTTGCTGTTATTTTAAAATCAGTTACAACTTCAAGAGTAGAAGGCATTGTTAGGTTTGGTGCTTCTGGAGATCTTTCTTTGGCTGTACACCTAATTGTTATTGGTATTCCAAACTAAAAGGGGACTTGGGTAAATGATCCATTGCAGGCGCTGCAAGGGTAGAATGTTTGTTGATAGACAATATTCTAGCCAGATACATATAGAGACATACTGTATTCTTTGTGGTGCAAGAAATTTTTATCATCCGCCTTCTGATAGCAAGGAGGGTCTATGGCTTTTAAACCTAGAAAACTTGAAAGCAAAGACTATAATAGCCAGCCTGTAATTAAAGGCAATAAAAAAATTTGGTTTTTAAATGGAGACCTTGTTAGGCTTTATCATAGTTCACGATCAACAGGAATGGTAACTGTTTATAACATTACAAAAGATAGACTTGAGACATGTTTTCGTAATGACTTTAGAAAAAATAGACAAAGAGCATATACTGTATCAGAAACTGCAAGACTTGTCAATAGGCATCGCAAATATTTTCCATTATTAATAAAACGTGGAGTTGTTCCACCACCAACTGGATCAAAAATTAATGGCGAACGTGGCTGGCAAATCAGAGCATACTACTCTGAGTCGCAAGTAAAAGAGATACGTGATATACTTGCAAGTATACATATGGGTAGACCAAGAAAAGATAATTTAATAACAAATAATATGACTCCTACTTCTCAGGAGTTGACACGCAGAACTGGCGATGGTATACTGGTTTATACAAAAACTGAAGATGGCAGGTTTATACCTGTTTGGGGAGAGAGCATTAATTAGCCTATGAAGGAGGCAGTGGTGGAAGAACGTAGTGAAACAAAAGTAAATGTAACATTGGGATATACACTTAACTTAGGTAACTTTCAATCTTTGAGAGTAGATTTAGGTGTAGTCGATCATGTTCGTGATGGCGAAACAACAAATGATGCTATGAATCGTGTTTACGATTTTGTAGAAGCAAAAGTTATTGAAAAAGTACAAGAAGCAAAAGCAGAGATAGTAGAAGAATAGTATGGCAGACCGCAAAGACCGTATGGCTTTGCTCAGTCGCTACAATAAACTTCATTTGCAGAGATATGAGCAAAAGTCTAATCTCAACCTTAATGTTGAGCAATGGGCTGCAGATGCTCTTGTAGAATCATATGGGCTTCCAGTTTGCTATGATTTATTAGATTATTATTTTACAATAGCACAAAGTCCTAATTGGAACTTTTTTGCTTATAATGCACAGCAAATTCTTAATGGTAGAATGGCAGTAGAACAAGATTTAAAAGAACGAGAAGAGCGTAGAAAATTGGCTAGGGAGTGGTTGAGTGAGTAATTCAGAAGCAAAATTAATATCAGCAGTATTAGAAGATAAACAAGTTCACGTTCTTTTACAAGCCAACATTGACTCTATGTTAAAAACACATGGAGATGTTTGGAACTTTGTTAAAAGATATACAGAAACAAATGGAACTGTTCCACCAACTTCTTTAGTTATAGAAAAATTTAGAGATTTTGCTCCAACTCAAGGGGTAGGATCAACAAAGCACCATTTAGAAGAATTTCAAGCAGAATATTTAAATGACAGCCTTAAGGATATTATTCGTAATGCTGCAACAGAAGTACAAGGTGGTCAAGGAGTAAAGGCTTTAGAGCAACTTATAACAAAGACTTCTGAACTAAAGAAAAATACATCTGCAATTCGTGATATTGATGCAACAGATATTCAGTCTGCTATTGCATATTTTGAAAATGTAAAGAAGCAACAAGAACTTGGCAAGATAGGAATTAAAACAGGCTTGCCAGGATTTGACAACTACCTTCCTTCAGGAATTATGCCAGGACAACTGGGGATATTCCTTGCATATCCAGGTATTGGCAAGTCCTGGCTTGCTCTTTACTTTGCTGTACAAGCATGGAAACAGGGCAAGACTCCAATGGTTATAAGTCTTGAGATGTCAGAAACAGAAGTGCGTAATCGTGTTTATGCGATTATGGGCGAAGGTTTATGGTCACATCGAAAGATTTCTAATGGTGATATAGAAATAGATATGTTGAAAAAATGGCATGATAATAAAATTGTTGGAAAGCCACCATTTCATATTATTTCTAATGATAGTGGTGGAGAAATTACTCCATCTGTTATTCGTGGAAAGATTGATCAGTACCGCCCAGATTTTGTAATTGTAGATTATTTACAGTTAATGGCACCAAATCAAAAGTCTGATAATGAAACGGTACGAATGAAAAATCTTTCTCGTGAACTTAAGTTAATGTCAATTAGCGAAGAAGTTCCAATTATTGCAATCTCGTCTGCTACTCCAGATGATGTTACAAACATGAGCACTGTCCCTACTCTTGGTCAAACTGCTTGGTCTCGTCAAATTGCTTATGATGCTGACTGGGTATTAGCACTTGGTAGAGCAGCCAACAGTGATATAATTGAATGTGCGTTTAGAAAAAACCGTAATGGATTTATGGGAGACTTTTTAATACAAGTAGATTTTGATAAAGGATATTACAGATACAAGGATTATGAAGACAAAAAATAACGAAATATATACAGCACAACAAATACACAGAGTCCTTACTGGTGCAGGAATTGATATAGAAGCAGAGTATGGAACAGACTATATAATTTTTTGTCCGTATCATAATAATAATAAAACTCCTGCTGGAGAAGTTTCAAAAGATTCTGGACTGTTCTTTTGTTTTGGATGTCAAACAACAAAAAATCTTGTTGAGTTAATAATGCACACAACTGGTAGATCATATTTTGAGTCTGTTAGATATATTAAAAGTAAAGAAATTGAAACTAACTTAGAAGATGTAGTCAATAAGGCTTTATATGCTGCCCCAGATTTTGTACAATATGATGAGTTATTAATTAAAAGATTAAATAAACAAGGATTAGAAAGCCCTAGAGCAACATCATATTTTGAGGGGCGTAAAATTACAAAAGAATCAATGACTAAATTTGATCTAGGATACTCTGAAAAACAAGACTCTGTAATAGTTCCTATGCACTCTCCAGATGGAATGTGTATTGGTTTTGTTGCAAGAACTGTAGAAGGCAAAGAGTTTAAAAATACACCAGGACTACCAAAGAGTAAAATATTATTTAATCTACATAGAGTAAAAACATCAAAAGTTATATATGTTGTAGAATCTTCTTTTGATGCTATTAGGTTAGATCAAGTAGGATTACCCGCAGTTGCTACGCTGGGGGCAAATGTTTCATCAAGCCAGATGAAATTATTAGAAAAGTACTTCACAAATGTTGTACTTGTAGCAGACAATGATGAAGCAGGCTCAATTATGGCTGACCGCCTAACTGAGAAATTAGGGTCACTAGTTACTGTGGTTAAATTAGAAAAACAATATAAAGATATTGGTGATATGAATGATGATGCTATTAGAAAACTAGAATACTCATTTGACAACTCTATCATTGCTATGTTAAAATAGAAAAACTTATATAAGGAGAAAAATATATGACTATTGTAAAGGGACTAAAAAATATTAACGCCCTAGTCGAAAAACCAAAATATGAAGGAAGCGCAA